AAAACACCGTAGAGCAATGAGTGATTATCGTATTTGTGAGAATAGATATAAAAGCTATTGTGGTTATGGTGGACAAGGACAAAAGATATATGGTAGTGGATGTGTAACGATGTTCAAACAGAAATTTTACCCAGGTTATTGGTAAGAGAAAGGATTGAATAATGAATCTATATAAAGAAAAAAAATATAAACAAAAATTTCTGTTGATGGTTATCTAACGGAATTAATCTTAATTAACTAGTGCAAGCCCTTCCCTTTCAGGGCTTAAATAAGGGTGGTTTCAGCAAACCAACAGGATATTAAAGGAGTTTGGGCGGGGATGAGATAATTTATTATCTCTGGTGGACAAAGCAGCCCAAGTTAGGCCCATGTAGTACAAAAGTCCCCGCCCATTTTTTAAAATGCAACTAAATGAAAAACTCAATCTGATATTAAGAGATGTATTCTTATATGACATAGAAGCATGTCATTACACGATCATGAAAAACCTGGGATATGATGTGTCCAACTTAAATTACGATGATAAATTTGAAAGAAACAAACAAATTGGTCAGATGATGAGAGATAATCCTAGGTTAACATCTTTACTAAGAAACAAAACAAAGTCAACAATTGATGAATACGTTTTAAAGAATAATGTTATAGAAGATGAAATAGTTATACGGCAGTACGATGGACTCATATTAACCAGAGGTCTTAGAGAAACAAACGTCAATGAAATACCTTTAGATATGAGAAGAAACTTTGAAATATTTATTATGTCATTTGACAGATCACAATATATCGCTCGTGATAGCAGAGGCAAAACAACTATCAAAGGAGTTGCGTTTAGATATCCTGAGATTGATCAACTATATGAAAAGATATGTAGAATAAATTTTAGCAGTAAATCAGCAGTATTCAAAATGTTACATAAAATTAAAACCGATTTTTTAAATTCATCTAATCCATTTTTATTTGGCGTTCCATTAAAGAATGGAAACTTTAATATCTATCTAAAAGCATATGGAGAACTGGAAGTATCGAAACCAACTTTAAAGATAATGGATACTGATGATATTGATAAACAAAAGTATTTCGATCTTTATATAACTCCTTTTACAAAAAGTATCGTAATAGAATTTGTGAGGTAATATGACTAAAAAACCAATGAGAACTTACAAAGTATGCCCTGGATGTGGAGGGAAAAAACTTTCTTGTGAGACTAGCGGTCCGATAGATGATGATCCTTTGTGGGTTCATTGTTTGAATTGTGGATTTGATGGTCCAGGTTCTTCAAAAGGGATAGATATTGCTATTAGAAAATGGAATAAACGATGTGTAAAAACTCCAAAATTTAAAATGGAGAAATTATCTTGCTGGTGCTAAGGAGGTGAAAATGCCACAAACAATTTTAAACATAGCAGGCGGAAAGATTGAACCCATTGATGTAGATTTAGAGCCACACTTTTTAGTCAATGTTGATAAAATGTATTATTCAAAGACAACACCAGAAATGGTTGAAGAAGAACTAAAAACCTGGATGCTACAAGGTACTAAAACTTTTAATGTAGCAGAAGATGCATATCAATTTATGGAACGAACTGCAATATGGTTTGACAGAGTATGTGTATATAGATTCTTAGAACACATCCCAATGGACAAGGTTCTATATTTCATATATCTTCTTTCAACCGTCACACAAAAAGGAGCTGAAATTGATGTAATAGTTCCTAACTATGAAACTTTAGCTCATATGATTTTGAGTGAAGAGTCTAATATAAAAACTAGTATGATAGACTTTGAAGCACACAATATCGAATTAACAACTGAATTATTAAATGAACCATACTGTCCTCATGCATCAGTCTGGACAAAGTGGAGAGCACATCATTTCTTCCAACTTGAAAAGAGATTCGCTGTAACAGGATATGATCCTAATTTTGAATTTGATGGAAGAGATGTTTATCTCAGATTTATAGCGGAGAGATTATGATACCAAAAATAAATTCAAAAATGAGCTTTGATGGCGGAATAGGGGGGTGAATAACAAGCCAAGTTCAAGAAATCCAGGAATATTAGATCAAGTATCTAGAGCATATTTAGTTATTGGTCTTTATGAAGATGGAATAATCAGAAGTTTGAAAGACAGGACTGCTTCAACCACATCTCTATATGGAAATATGGATTTAGAAGATGTTATTTCTAAAACATCTTTTATGATTTCTAAACGTGTCTTCGAAAAAAATGATCTCAAAATCTTTCAAGAAGGACTCAAGGGAGAAATTGAAATAGCAATAAAAGAAACAATTGAAAAATTCCACACACAAAGGGGGTGATATAGTGGAAGCTTTTGCAATTCGCGCACAAGAAATGGGTCTTGATGTTTCTAAGGCATACAAGGGAATGTATTCCTATGAAGATAGATTCGGTGAAGTTGTTTATAGACAACTGATGACCGATACCTCACCTGGGAATCCAGTTGAAAAAGAAGACGAAACTGATAATCTGGTATTTCCATATCTCGCAGTCTTCACAAAATTTCCAGATATTATCAATTATAACTATATTGGTTATGTATCAAACCTGTATAAGTTTGTTGGTAATGATACCCTATGTCAAAACATTATCAGGGCAATTAATGCAACTGGGAATCCAGTGTTAAAAGAGAATACAATGTTTAGTCTTTTCAGAGCTAGAATGAGAAATGAACTCATTTTACAGAGTGGTGTAGAAGTTCCTGTTGCTGGAGATGTCCTTCCGCTGATGGTTATAAATAATGGATATAATGGAACACGAGCAGCTTCATTATCATTTGGTCTGGCAACTGCATGGAATGATACCTATGTTACATTCTCATTTAAACTCGGTGAAATTCGGATGGTTCACGTTGTAAGCTCTCAAACAAGTATGACAACATCAGTCACTCAGTATGTTGAATTGTTTCAAGAAAATATTACTGAGATGATAACTGAGTCTTTCAACAAACGAGTTTCAGAAAGTGAAATGTTTGCAACTCTCGATCTAGTTGAAGCTTTGGGAAAAAGAAGACGAGAAAGGATAGCAGATTTATTATCCGATCCTCAGAATCTAACTGCCTGGGGTATGTTTCTCGCCATTATAAAATACAGCAGCTTCGAACCGAATCTCAACGTCAAACGAATGTTAGAGAATATCGCTCAAAGTGTTTTGGTCATCCCGGCCAGAATGCATGATGTCTTAGAGGAATTAGAATCCGAGTAAGAACATCATCTGCGATAAGGGGGTTACCATCTGTGACCCCCTTTTTTTTGGAACAAAATATAAAAAAGGGGAATATTGAATGGCAACACCACTATTGAAAAGTTGGACTCCAAACACATCATACGAGTTTGATTTAAGAATTAATGACCAAGACTATTCAAATGATCTAGTATCTATTTCTATAAGGTCAGCTGTAAATACCCCTTATCAAAATATCAGTTTAAATCTATATCTTGATGGAACTGATATGATAACTGAAGAAATATATGGTCAAACTCCAATAAAATTGTCTATAAGATTAAAAGGGGAAGTTACTTGGCCACAGGAAGATATTGAGTTCGATTTGTTATTCTTAAACACAGCTAATGACTATACTACACAAAGAACAATCGCAGCATCAGATCAATCAGAAAGAGTTCCTATAACATTTGAAACTATAGTAAGACCAGCGTATCAATCAATGACAACATTAGTCAATGGTATTTATTATGGCAAGACACCTGAAGCAATAATCACAGATGTCTTATCTAACACTAATGCTACTGTAGAGTATGATACTAATGCAAAAAATCCTCTGGCGATCGATCAATTTTTAATTCCTCCAAGTACAGTATATAGAACAATTAAATACCTTGATAGAACCTATGGAATCTTTAATGGAATCTTAGGATTTAATTGCACATATGATAATAAAATTAAAGTACAAAATTTATCAAAGAAAACAACTTCATCTCAAGGAATTTCTGTTCGTCAATTTGCAACAAATACAGATCAATCAAAATTAATAGATGCATCAGATCCAAGACAATTTTATACAAAAGTTCCAGTTAAAGCATTTAATAGAGGAAATTCTGTATTTTCAGTCTTAGCACCTACTAATAGATTTATAGTCAAACCTAGAAATGAATTATATAAAACTATAGATATAAATACAGAAACACTTGCTACAAGTTATGGAATAATAGCTCCAAACATTTCTAACACTACAGAAATATTCTATGATAAAGATGGAATTAAAACAGACAAGAGAATATCATATCATACAAACCAAACTGGATATGATTCAGATACTGGTTTTATAAATGCAGGATTATCAAGATCAATTCAGGATATGAGTCAATTAACAATAGAAGTACAACATAATCTTCCTATATTAAATCTAATGGCAGTTGGCGAAGGAGTTACATTCTTAACTGATATTTCTGAATATCAAGGATTAAGTGGAGTCTATGTTTTAAAAGCAAGTGAAATAGGATGGATTAGATCTAAAATGTGGGAGTCATGGGCAAGACTATATCTAATGAGAACAAATATTTCAGTTACTTAATAAGAACAAATAAAAAAGGAGACCAGTATGGCGAAGAAGTTACCGCAGCATTTAAAAGATCTTGCGAATGAATATTTAGAGGAGTACTTGCAGTGCAAATCTTCTTTTGATTATTTTTGTACTAAGTATATTTATCTTGAATTGCCAGGGAAAGATGTTCTCTTAGAACCATATGGGAAACAAACTGAACTTATTGATCTCATTGAGAAACGTAAATATGTATTGGTCTTAAAGAGCAGACAGATTGGTATATCAACAATAATTCAAGCATACGCTGCTTGGTTGGTAACATTCTTTGCAAATACTGTTGTTGGAATTATTTCAAAGGATGGAAAAGAAGCTACTACATTTGCCAGAACTATTCGTGGTATGATTGAAAAACTTCCAGATTGGATGAAACCACCAAAAGGTTTATTAGGAAGAGGTTTTGCAAAAAGAGCAGAGCAATCATTTATTTTAACTAATGGCGCAAAAGTATATGCTGAACCTGTTAATCCAAATAGACCTGAGAATACACTTCGTGGTAAGGCAGTAACTCTTTTGGTGATCGATGAGGCAGCATTTGTTAGTCGTATTGATACTGCATGGACTTCAATGGTTCCTTCTCTATCAACGAATCAAATGCATGCTCGAAAAACAGGTGTCCCATTTGGAACTGTAGTGTTATCAACACCAAACAAAACAATCGGAACTGGTCAATGGTATTTCAAAAGATACAACAAAGCAATTACAAATGAAGATATTTTTAGACCATTTGTAATTCATTGGAAAATGATTCCTGAATTAGCAGAAGATCCTCATTGGTATAAAACCCAATGTCAGTTATTCGATGATGATAAAAGAAAAATTGCACAAGAATTAGAATTAAAATTCTTACCAACTGAAGGTTCATTCTTTGAGTCATCAACAGTTGAGATGATGCAAGATTCAGTTATGAAACCAATAGCAAAACTAAAACTATATAATGGGGAAATTTGGAAGTTTGAAGAAAGACTACCACATACTCATTATATAATTGGAGTTGATACAGCACCTGAGCATGGAGAAGATAAATCAGCAATAACTGTTTGGAATTATAGAACATTAGAGGAAGTCTGGGAATATCAAGGAAAATGTAAAGTATTAGATTTTGTTAAAGTAATTAAAGTTGCTGCAACAGAATACCCGGGAACTATCGTTGTTGAAACAACTGGAGGATATGGAAATCAAGTTGTTGAACATTTAAATAATAGCGAGTTATCTCTAATGCTATATAAAGAAAAACGAGGAGAAGGAAGAGGAAAAAGGGGACATACATTAGTTCCAGGTCTTTCAAATAATGCAAAAACTAGACCTTTGATGATTGATGCTCTCTATTCTTATATGACTGAGTTTCCTCAAAGTGTAAGGTCAGAAAGATTGGCATTAGAATTAACTGGTCTTGTATCAAAAGCAAATGGAAGAGTCGAAGCTGATACAGGATGTCATGATGACTTAGCATTAGCAGCTGCATGTTGTATGTATGTAAGAAAGTATGATCCTCCATTGTTACTTGGAGATGAAGATTTTACTTTGACTGGAGCTACAATGAAAGATATAGTTGATTATAATTTGTCAGAAGAAAATGTTGAAATGACTAATACCAGTATTATAAAAAATATTAAAGATAATATTTCGGAAAAGAGTGGATATATTGATATAATGGGCATGTATTCGTCTGAATAAGGAGTTAAATGATGGATCAACAAAACTTAGAAGAGTTTTTTTCGATTCCAATTGGATTAAAGGAAGTTGAAAAATTATATGGATTCAGTCTATATAGTTCCGATAAATTAGTTGAATCGTATCTATCTGCTATTAAAAGATCTGGAAGAGGAAACCCTGTATATAAACCTATAGAGGATCTAGTTAGAAAGAAAAAAATTATGCCGATCTATCAGATCAAAGGTATATTAAAATTCTTTGCCCATAAAATGTTTGGTAACCCTGAAGATAAAGCTATTCTCGGGTTCTATCATATGGGAGTTAAAAAAGTTTATATCATGATCGATAATAATATTTCAGTTCTCGGTCATGCAAAAAATGACGATATTGCAAGCACAACTATTCATGAATGTCAGCATTTATTTGCTGATATGAGTAGACCAAAATTTATATCAATTTTTAAAGAAGATATTGAAAGATATTATATATCTGTATTCTCAAGAATGTTTGAACTCAAAGCAATACCAAAGAAAGAAATTTCTAATATAATAAAATTTATATCAACATTTGAAGGTGAGGGTCTTAAGAAAGTTAAACAAAAATTAGGAGTTTATAGAACACATCTTGAAACTTTACAAAAATATTCAAACCTTAGTCAGAATGAGTTTGTAAAAAGAATAAACGATACCTTATTGATGATAGATATATTCACTAATAGGTTTGATTTATTCTTAAAAATATATAGAAAGTATACACAAATCTTTGGACCTCTTGATAGAGCTTATAGAGATGCCTTTGGGAAACCAAATATATATACTACCCCATATCAAGAGTTGATTTCTGTGTCTGAAGTTATATGCGTCTTATCAGAAATCAAACCAGCTCACGCAAGAATCAAACAAGCCTTTAAGACTTTTTCGTAAGGAGATAGATTATGCCAGCAAAAGTAACGCCTGGAAGTATCACGCAAACTGCTGACGCACAGAAAGATCGTGTCAATAATATTAGTAATGTATCCAGTGCGATCAATAGAATGCAAAAAGATGTAGATCAAAAGATTTCTGAAACCAATAAACGAGTCGAGCGAAAAGAGGATGTTCAACAAGTTCAAAGTCTTATGAATCAAACTCTTGGAAAATTGAATCAAACTATTGGTGCTCTTACTACAGGTGTAGCAAAAATTACAGCTGATACTGCTAGAGCAACAGCTTCTGCTGTAGGTCAATACGGAAAAGCAATTAGTGAAGATATTAGTTTTAATAAGAAAAGTGTTGTAGCTATGGCCCTCGCAAGAACCTCTCCAATATATGGTTACTTCGTAGCAAAATTCATGGAAACTAATGTTTGGAAACAAGCATTAGCAAAAATGAAAACCTCCATCATGCAAACAATGGGAGCTATTCTAAGACCATTTAAGGGTGGTGCAGCGAGAGGAGGTACAGTTCCTCATGCTCAAACTGGAGGATATATTGGCCAAGGAGGTTTGGCAAAAGTCCACGCCGGAGAAACAATAACCCCCTCAGGTGGTGGAGGAGGAATGGGTGGTGCGGATCTCTCCAAACTAATAGAAATTCAACAAGAACAACTAGGGTACATGCGTCGAACCTTTGGTTTTGAAGAAAGATATTATAAAACATTCTTTGAAAGAAATACAGCTATGAAGTTGTTAAGATCCTTTAGAAGAACCAAAGGAAACTATACAGCACAGTTATCTAATTCGACAAGACCACTAACTAATATAGCTCATAATATTGCTACTCTCTATACTCAATTAATGTGGCGTGTAGATAATCAAATGGAAATACAAAAAGCAAACGCCGCAGCTAATCGTGACTTGGTAGCTCATTTCACTGGAAAAACTTATCCTGCAATTAAAGGAATTAGACTCAAACAAATAGTTAAACCTCTTATTAGAAAAATAGTTAGTGGAGCTATGAAAGCTCTTCCAATGGCAGCTATGTTAGGACTTGGAGGACTTGGAGCAGCAGGTGCATCTCCACTTCTAGCAGCTGGTGGTGTAGCTGGTATTGGTGGAATGATGCTGGGCAAAAGAAAGTTAATGAATAGAGAAAAAAGATTACGAGCAGAAGCAGAAGCAAAAGGTGAAGAATATAAACCTGGTGTTGGTGCTGCCCTATTAAAAAGACGTGGAGTCTATGCAGATTATAAAGAACCTGGGATGATAGCAAATTTAAAAAGCACCTTTAGTTCATATTTTCCATCAAGAAAAATGTTAGAAAAAAGAGGTATGGGAAGAGGTGGAGGTTTAGGAGGAACATTTCTAAGAGGAAGTGAGGGTGGTGGCGGCGGCGGCATGATAGGCGGAGAATTAGACAAGAGAAGAATGATCAAACAAGGAAAATATACTGCTCTTGCTTTTTCTCAAGTATTGGGAGGAAGAGCAGGAATTAGAAAACCAATATGGATTCATTCTCCATTAGATAAAAAAGCACGAAAATACTATCTAACTTCAACAGCAATGGAAAAAAGACAAACAAAAGCTTTAGTTAAAATAAGAGATAGTAATAAAGGGTTAGAAACAATCCAAAAGAAAGCTTATAAGAGAGCTGGAAAATGGAGATTAATGGGTTGGTTAACTAAAGGACTTGGACTCGTTGGGAGTCTTCTTTCAACTGTAGGTGGATTTTTAGCAAAAGCGGTATCTGGTCTTTTTTCATCATCAATATTTTTAGCAGCAGTAGGAACTTTTCTATCTGGAACGATTATTGCAAACTTTATTAATTCTATATTTGACAAACAAAGAGATAAAAGTAGAGCAGCAGATAAAAGAGGAGCGGATCTTCACGAAAAGCTAAAACAAACAGCTTTAACAAAATCTGGTCGTGAGGGTTATAGAGCAAGCATACAAAGCAAATCAATGTTGTTTTCATCTACTGATATTTCTGGAGATGCATCTATAGGAATAATCAAAGAAGGTCAGCGAGATTATATCATGAGCCATACAGAGCGCTACATGAATATTCCTGCTGATAAGATACAAGACTGGAGAGCAGAATGGGCAGAATCTATGCGAGGAAGGGTTTTGCTATATGATGATCCATATGAATATGGTCAACTGAGAGAGACAAGATTCTTAAATTGGGTATCTAAAAACAAGAGAAGCGAATTATTATCTCAAACTCAAATAGATAAAGCTAGAGAAAAACGTGGAAAAATGATAGCAAAATCTAGACCTGAAGCAATTCCTGAAGCTAAAGCAGCAGAGGAAAAAAGACAACAGGCAATCTATTCAACAAAATGGAGCGAACAAACAAGCGAACAAAAGGAATCAAAAATTCGGGATCTTAAACAAAGACTACAAAGACATTTAGAAACTAAATATGGAATAAAAGATACTGCAAGATTAGAACGATTAAATAAATTAATAATGCAGGAAATTCCTCCTAATTTATATGAAAGACCATCAGAATTTTTAGCATTTGCAGATAAAATAATGGAAGAATACGGAAAGGATAATGATATTTATAAAAAAGCTAAATACTCGAAACCAGAAGCACATAAATTTAAAACAATAGGAGCATCATTAAGAGATTCACAACCATCTGGCAAAGTAAACGCTCAAGTGACTGGTCAGATAGACGCTGAAGCAGAAGCTAAGAAAGGCGAGCTTCAAAATAAAGGTTTGCGTAAAGATGTACAAAAACTTGATAACACAGTAAAGGAAACAGGAAAAGAAACAAATGTAAATATATCAACTGGAAGTGCAAATATATCAAATACTGTTAGTAATAGTAATAGCGAATCAACTTCCGTGGGTGGAGGCGGAGGCGGAGGTAGATCAGGCGTATCAGACGCATGGTATGATAGAGCAATCATGACAGGTGGCACTTAAAAAGGAGATTAAAATATGCCTAGTATTGATGCATTAGTTGGAAGAAATAATAGTTTAAGAGTTGAAACTGACACAAAAGTAGCTTATGCAAATAGAACCGAGTCCGGTGGATCAGATAAAACTGATACTCTTCAACCTATTTTTGGTTTACCACCAGATAATATACTTCCTGAAACTAATAGAAAAATATTAGACTCGATGCCAGTATGTCATTTTATGCCAGGTACTCCAGACTTTGCTAGAGGACTAGATCTTTTTACAATAAAATCTGCCTGGACCTCTAATGCTACTACTTCTAAACAAGATTTATATTCATATACAGGTTTATTAAGAGCTCATGGATTCGAAACTCCAAATACAGCTGCTCAAGGAATAAAAGTTGCATATCTAGCAGATTCATTTCCAACCGATACATTTACAAATGAATATGGAGAAAACTTTCTTCAAGGAATGACTGATTTCGGTTCAGAAAAAGCAGCATCGTTAGCACAAATGATGGGAACTAGAACAGGAACAGCAGCTGTTAAAAAGCTTCTTGGTCCAATAGGAGCAGGAGGAAAAGCAGCACTATCAAAAGTACCAGGTGGAGAAACAGCAGTAGATTTTGTAACAAATATGGCAAACACTGGTATGGAGATGGGTAAAGCAATGTTAGCTTCTAGTCCTATGGCAAGTAGAGCAGCAAATATGATAAACAAACTTGCAGCGGGTCAAAGAATTGACTTTCCAATGATCTGGAAATCAAGTGGATTCCAACCATCATATACAATGACAATCAGACTATATAATCCAGATCCAAGAAGTAGAAGATCTACTAGAAAATATATAGCAGGTCCAATAACTGCTTTGATGTTATTAGCTGTCCCGATTACTGATGATGGTTCTACATACAGTTGGCCGTTCTTTCATAGAATTATGTCTCCCGGGATATTTGATCTAGAGCCAGGATTTATTTCAAACATTACAGTAATTAAAGGTGGAGACCAACAGCAAATATCTCAACAACAACGTCTTGGTATAGTAGATGTAAGAATTGATGTTGGAAGTTTGTTTAGTACTATGGTTGCTGGAGGTACAGCAATTGCACAAAAATCGAGACCTACAGTTAGAAAATATATTAAAGCAATGTTAGATCCAAGTCCAGCTAGACACCAAGTTTATGATAGACAATCAATTCAACAAAAAGATAGTATATCTGATGTTAATAGATTATTTTTAAACAATAGAATAAGATCAAACGCAGAAGTTGATGTAACATTAAGGGGTGCAGATCAAGCACAATTAAAAAGGGAAGCTTCTGAGACACCAGTAAATAGAGTTGATCCTATAAAGAAATTAATAGGAGATGAACTAGGAGACTTACTACCCACAGGTCTCAAGATTGATATACCATTATTCTAACAAATTGAATTTCTTAGGACTCCAGTTAGATAAAACGCAAGGAAGGAATTTATAATAAATTGGGTTTGTGAAGTGTATGAATTATATGTATCGTTGAAGTTGTTTTCTTTTAAAATCTTTAAAAGTAAAATGTTTACTTGTTGTTTGAAATAAACTCTGCTTCTAGTTCGTTTAACTGCCATTAATTTTTTAACATACGGAACAAAATCTTTTCCACATAACATTGATGGTTTAGAAACATCTTTCACAAATAGTTGAAGTATTGTTCTTATATTTGTATCATATTTAAGCTCGGGAAGACTCTTCAAAATCATCTCGCCTATTGAACTTCTAATCTTAGTAATCTTCTTAGATTCTTCAAATGCTTTTCTATCAACTGTTTTATATACAACAATCTTCTTAACAGTTTCATCAACCACTCTTTTACCTTTTTCTAAAGTTACTAATTGTTGAAGAAGGTTCCCCTCTTCGTCTTCTATTTCTGGATGAGTCTTTATTCTATTCCCTGATTTTTGTGATCTATAATAATGCTCAGCAAAGCTCTTAACACTTTGAGATATTCTATGTCTAGATGCAGAAATAAAATCAATTAACACATCAACATTCCAATTAGCAATATCTTTTGTATATTTTTTCTCCATTTGTTTTGAAAGATAAATTAAACTATTACCTATTGTTTTCTCTCTTGAAAACAAATGAGTTTTAGTAAGATTCTCTAAAGCATATCTAAATAAGTCAATATCACAAAATCTAATAAAATGTTTATGCATTAAATGTGAATACTGTCTAATCATATAATAAAGCATTGCTGCTTCATATCCAGCTCTATTTCTATTCTTTAAAAACACATGCATAATAAACATCATAAGATTATGATCTGGCATTCTCCATAGATTCCATTTCTCCGCTCTGGTCCCTTTATACATTCTTTTGATAAAATCTTTAACATCTTTATCAGTCATTCTAAATTGGCGAAGCATTTCATGATAGGTTTTTTTAAGTGGGGGGAAGTAGCAGGGTTCTGATAATTTTGACAATTCGAAGGCAGCAGTCATTTTAATATATCTATGTAATTTCGGCGCATCTATATGTGCTTTTTTTAATAATTCTTCCATTATGAAAATATCCTAATTGTAATACTGTCTTCTGTAAAGTATACATATTCAGGAGCGTATTCTAATAATTCTTTTTGTGTAAAATTATTTATATCAAAATCAAAAAAGATATTAGATTCAGGAGTTAATAATCTACAGTGTTCAACTCCAGTTACATTTTGAGCTGTTTCAATAATTTCTGAACGATAGATTGGTTTATTAATTCCAAAGCTAGAAGTAAACTCTTCGACAAGGGTTTCTCGTATAGTATCCGCAAGAAGAGATATTGAATCAGAATAAGTTTCAGTCTTAAAAATATCTAAAGAAATTATTAGTGGAATGTTATATGAAGGAACAACCCATCCAGAAGAACTAAAAATATATTTTAATCCTTCATTTTGTACAACTAACATATCATCAGTATTTGGAGTAATAAATGTCCAAATAACATTTGTTGAATCTGTACACTGTGCAATATCATCATCATGATTTAACCAGTCTCCAACGCCATTTGAGACAATATATCTATCTCCAAGACTACAAGTTATTGGAGGAATTGATCTTATTGAAGTAACAGGAGTTCTATTAACAGGATTCAATTGCATATTTTGTAAGAAACCAGTTGTATTAGAAAATTTCATGTTTACAAAATCAGTCATCATCTTATAATCTTCAAATGTCATTGATGATAACATAGTCTGTAAAACTTGAGATTCAAAATCTACCTTATCTATCTCATCATAATAATCCTTTAGCACCGTAGGAATGTCGTACACCGTTACACCAGTTGAGTCACTGACTGTATTAGACCTAGTAAGGTTTTCTAGTGATTGCCTAAGAGTAAAAATGTTTTCATATTTTCCAATTGCACCCTCAGTTATATGACTTAAATTGAAATAATATGTCAATTCTCCTTCTGGGATTACTGTATAATCAGGTAGTATTAATACAAATTCATTTGCAGTTCCATCTGTATTGATCATAGAAAATGTTTGACCAGTTTCTAAAATCTCCATTTCACAATCAACTAAGCCTGGATCATCTTCGGTAGTATTCCATCTTAAAGAAAATTCAACTCCAGCCCCCTGTCTTTGAACAACTAAATTATCAGCAACAAAACTATAATCAGAACCAAAGCTAGTTACAAGAACTGGAACCTGTTCAATCTGATACAGTACATATGTATAGTCAGCAACACTATTTAAATTTTCAATTGTCATATCAAACATAGTATAAAACTGAACACCGTCTACAGTCAATATTGTATTCCTAGGAACAGTTACAGTGCCTGGAGCAAATGTATGAAATACATCTCGAGTTGGAACAATATCATCTTCAAACAATAATGTTACAAACAACATAATTTCATTAACCTTAACATCTGATCTCTTTAATACTGGTAATGAATTTTCAGCAATTGGAGAATTATCAATAATTATATTAGCATTTATATAGTCGCTTTCAGTAACAGTTCTTTCAAGAGCAGTTAAATTAATAATAGCATTTCTTCTTATTTCATCAATTGATTCTTCATCCTCACCACCAACAGCAGCTGAAGTATTAACTATATCATACTGAACTATTTCTGAGATTCCTGCATCTGTTTCATTATAAATTCTGTCACCTGTTCTAACAGAACCAGAAATTGCATTACCATCTTCACCATCAGTTAAAGATAATGTTACTCTTATTGTTCCTCCAGCTGGAGGTTGTACTCCAATAATACCATTACCAAATGCTAATGTCATTCCCTTTTCATTTCTAGTTAAGACATATCCCTTATCATTCTCATCCATTAAATATAAACTACTAAATGGAGTCCAAAGTTCATATCCTGGAGCATCAGAGGTTTTTATTTCAACTACAGCTTCAGATAGTTTTCCAGTAAATGTAACCTCTTGTGTATAAAATTGATATGTTTGTAAAGTAGAACTAATTTGAAATTCTTGTTCTTCAATAGTTTTCTGATTCATTGTTAATACAAAAGAAAATTCATTTTGATCTGTATCAACAACAACTGGTATCTCATATACTTTAGTGCCTTCTTGTGCTTGAATTTTTACAGAGGTGTTATTAGTTACTGTTATTGTAGTTACATAATCAGTTGTAAATAAAATTCCATCATTTGACTTTGCTGTAAATCCGTTTGCAATTTCAAATGTAGTAGCGGCATCTTCAAAACCAAATGGTATAGTAAAAAGTACATTAACTCTAGCATAATTGGCAAGACCACCTTCATATCCTAAAAACGCAGCGAGATTATACACAGACTCTGGAAGCTGTGCTTTAGTTAGGAAGAATTCTCGATAGACAGAAATTTGATAGAAGAGGATATTGCTGATCATAGTAGAAACAATATTTATTACGTATGACAGGAAAGACGATTTTGTTAAATCTACGTTCTCTAACTCAAGATATTCTTGAAGTATTAAAGTAAGTTGATTTCTTGTTTCATCTCGTGAAAGATTTATCGCTTCTGATAATAATTGGTCATTGCCATTTGACATCCTTTTTTACCCTTATATGAGATAGAATCCACTGTTACTATCAAATAAATCACATTTAGCTCTATCTCGTAGTATATCATTTTTTGTTAATAAATTTGTTAAATATGAAGCATCGTCAAGAGTATGAATTTGTTTATCATACTCAAAAAAAGTAAATGTATCAACAACTTGTTCATCAATTTGAGTTTCTGTATAGCTTTGTTCAATCTCTACTCTTAATCTCCAGAATAATCTATCAGCATTTACAGACTTCTCAATACCAACAACATGAAATATTGGATAAGTATTCTGAGTTGGTTTTAAATAGGATTGTTCCATTTTAAATTTATCATGGATCAAAGGGGTAAACCCATAAGTACTTGGTATTGCAAACTGAGTTTCGTTTTCTTTTACATAACCAATATCTTGACCATCAAAAGGAGTTTGAACTTCTTCAATATAGTATACAGGAATCAAAAGAAATTTATCCCATTTCATTCCCGATAAATCGCCGATTTGTTCGTAAGGTCCACCACCAACTCCACCATCATCATCCCAAACTGTTTCTACTGTATTAATATGCCAATATGTGGTAAGAAATGCAACAACGCTTTTGCTATAAAAATCATATACCATCTTCTGGTATTCATGAATATACTGATATGTACGTTCATATTTTTGTTGATCTTGCCATAAAGCCATTGTTATCTTGTCTCCGTTAAGATATTTCCAAATGTAGTATCATCAACTTGAACGGTTAACGATCCTTTCAATCCATCATAATTAGCAGCTATATTTATTTCATATCCTTTTCCACCACGTAGAATCCCAACAGTAACATCTTCGATTGCTGCTCTATCATCATATAAACTTATCCTATCAATCACTTCAGCTTTAATAGATTCTATTGTTTCATCATCTGCTGGATCGAATACATATTTATATAAATCACTACCAAATTCAGGATCTAAAATATAAGTTCTTCTCGGAGTTAAAAGTATTGTATTCCATGACGTAAGGATTACTTGCAAATCTTCTATTCTTTTAAAATCTCCTCTTGCTGAAATTATTGAAACATAATCTCTTATCTTTGTAGACGATCCAATAACTTCATCAAAAAATCTATTTAAAATATTTGCCATGATTATCCTCTTCCAAGTTGGTCATCCAGCGCTTTGCTTTTATCTTCTTCTAATTTAATCTTCCATTTCAAATAGGTTTGAAACCTAGTCACTGGCATCATAATTGTATCCGGATAAGACTGTTTGCTCATCTCCATACACGAGAAGATATTGGACTCGAGTGTCTCACGAAACTGATTAACTACATCAGATCGTGTACACCATCCGAAAAAAGTTTGTTACTAAATCAATATCAATATCTTCTTCATTACCACATGCAGTACAAGATGATTTCATTTTTAGAAGAATTCCATAATCTCCAAATTTTTCTCTATATTTTGTATGGATATCTCTTTTATCTTTTGATGGTAATGCCATGTAAGCATCAACAACATCTCCACGATCAATATATACAATAGTATCTCCATCTTCTGGAACTTGTTCAAACCTATCAACAATCAAAGATTCAGTAATTATATCTATATTAGAACCTGGTTGTACGGATAGAGTTCTCATAGATACCATTTCATCGTGTAAAGTTGGTTGTTTGATAAATGCAGTAACCCCAGTAGTTCTTTCAAGTTCAACGGGAATTCTTTTATTTAATATATCAGTACTGGGATATTCGTTAAAGTTAAAGGTTGAAGAGGCTTTTACAGTAACTGGATAATCCTTTCTGCAAGATGAGCAGGAAACATCATAGTTTCTGATCTCTTCATATGAGATGTGGTATAAACCGTAGAGCAAAGCATCCCTATCCTTTAAAGTTACGCCTTTTAAGAAATCTTCATACTCTAAAATTGCCTCCGGTTTATTTACGATGGCGTCATAGAGACATTTATTTAAATGTTCATGAACTTTTGATGGGGTCATTAAGCTCCCTTTTAATCTCTCTTCCTCTTGAACAGTTAATGATCTCAGAGTATAAGAGTCATGCGTTTGAGGCGTGATAACCTCGTATTCCGGGAACTTCACATTGAAACCTTTAAACATAGGATCTACCTCCTTTCGATTCAAGTCGAATATTAATTCTATTTATTCTGGAATGGGGCCGATTCGACTGGCCCCCCAGAAGTTATACATTTTATCCTTTAAGAGAAGCAATCTTTCTTTGAACAGCTGCTTTACATGCGCCTGGATTCTTTGTCTTTGCACATGCACCTGCACCTCTAGAAAGATCAGCAACCTGAGCAGCTTTAGCTTTAACTTTATACTGTGACATACATTGTGTCTTTGCAGTACCTGATTGCCCAGCACAAGCTTTAGCAGCTTTACTGAAAAATCTCTTATATGTCTTAGCTGAAGCATATGCTAATAGAGCAGCAAGAGCGGCTCCACCAACTGCCTGACCTGCACCAGTTTTGGCAAATGCTGAACCTTGAGTAGCAAGTTTTCCACCAACTTCTCCAGCAGAATTTGCTGCACTTTTCAGCCATGCTAATCCTTTTTCAGCACCAGCTTTTACACCGGCAACAGCTTGATCAACAACTCCAGGTTGTCCTTGTTGAGCTTTTGCTAGACCAGCAACATCTGATTGTCCAGAATGAGCAGTTGCGCTATCAGCTTTAGCTTTTGCTAAACCAGAAACATCTGATTGTCCTTTAACAACAGCTTTCTTAGCAAATGGATTCCAGTTAATTTCAGAAAGCATAGTGGCCAGAGCAACTTCTACATTTTGTGAACTAAAGAATTCTAACATTGACATTTGTGTTGATAGTTTTGGATAAACAGTGTCAACTTTAGTCATAAAATCGTTAAATGTAGCAGAGCCCATAGCTTCAGCAATAGCTGAGGCATTCATTAAAACTCCTTCTTTTAGCTTACTAAACAGGACATACTCATGTCCTTCATTATATCTTTCTTCCGGTAACTTACCATCAACAAGCAGAGACATAATTTCGTAATCAGTAGCTTCATCCAGTAAGAAACCAATCATTTCATCTGCATTTCCATGATCAGATTCAGCTACCATGCTTGCTAAAGTATCTCTAGCACTTAGTAAAAATAAAACTGATTCCCCAATGCTTTGATTTTCTGTAATATACATTGTATCTTTCTCCTTCTATGTATTAGTATTTAAATTAATTAACTAGCTTGTGATATCTTATTACCATAATCGTTAATAAGACTATCTTTCAATTGATAGACATCTTGTGCATATTCTTCACACTTATTTTTGACCCAATTTTCATGCCAAATATAATCAACATTAAATTCGATTTCAGTATCTAATCTACCAACTGTCTCCACATCGCTAGCAAATAAATCTTGGGGATCCTTTGTTGGAAATACCCCATCATATGCCGCATAATATTCTACTGCTCTAACATCTGGAGATGTAGTCCAGTAATACATTACTGAAGCATAAGTTCCTTTTGAATAACCGCTTAACTGATTTCCTTCTGTTAAGTTTGTAGTACCTGCACGATAATCTCTGATCATCTTTACCCAACCATGCATAATATTGAGAATTGGTGTTCCATTAAATTCTAAGAATTTGACAGAAACTGCATTTCCATAATCAACATTACCAGGAACTGCCCATTTAATTCCTCCAAGACCAGTGAACTCAATCTTATTTAGAGTTCCGCCTGGAGGTGTAACTGA